TCCATACATTGATTCTGTAACTGGTAAGCCCGAAATAATCAACGAGGGAACAGAGGATGAATTCGAAAGAAAAACATTTGTCAAAAAAGGCGATAGAGTTTCATTTATTGCTAAAGTTCAACCAAGTGATGATCCGAAATTCGGCTTTTTTAAACGTCCTACTAATATTAAGGAGGTATCATAATGAAAAAAACACAAGCAATTACTCAAAGAAGAAGAGGTGCAAAACGCAGAGACCACCTTTCTTCTAGACAAATGAGAAGGAAAGCTGAAAGAGAGATAAGAAAACAATCTACTATAAGGAGAATAAAATGAATATTGAAAAACAGATTAAAGATTTAACCGATGCAATGATCCGATTAACAGAGGTTATGGAAGTAAAACGGGAAGGTAATTCTATAACTGTTTCTGTACCTAAACCTGATCCTGAGGATCCTTTTGATGAAAGTAATCATACAGTTATTACAGCATCTCATGTTAAAGAATTAGCAAAAGAAAAAATGAGATCGGGAATTGATCGTAAAACTATCAAGGATATGGTAACTAAATTGAAGGCAGATTCAATAGCCGATCTTGATTCTGAGGGTCTTAAGACTCTACATAAACAACTGGGGAAACTATGATTGCACATGCTAAACTCTCTGCAAGTGGATCGAGTCGGTGGCTTAATTGCCCCGGCTCAGTTCATGCAGAATCAATATATCCTTCTGATGGAGAAGGATCCGAATTTGCTATTGAAGGTTCTATGGCTCATGAATTAGCCGATTTATGTTTAAAGAAGAACAGAGATGCTGATTGGTATTTAGGCAAAATTGTTTATAAAAGAACAGTAGAAAAAGAGATGGTAGAGTATGTTCAGGAGTACGTAGATTATGTTAGAAGCTTCGAAAATAGATTTACCACTCTATATACTGAAGAGCGAGTAAGCTTTGCTCATTTAGTACCTGATGGGTTTGGTACATTAGACGCAGCAGTTGTAGATTCTGATAAAGGCATTTGTCATATATTTGATTTGAAATATGGTAAGGGTATAAGAGTAGATGCATTTGAAAATACTCAAGCACAATTGTATGCAACAGGTATGGAAAATGATTTAGCATTCCTACATGATATAAAAACCTTTAGATTACATATTGTTCAACCTCGTTTATTCCATTTTTCTGAATGGGATATATCAAAAGAGGATTTATTATTATTTGGTAAGTATGTAACGGAAAGAGCTCAATTAGCATTAAGCCCTGATGCTCAAAGAATACCAGGTAAAAAACAATGCCAATGGTGTAAAGCCAAAGGTGATTGTAAAGCACTATTAGATTTTACTACTGCTACCATAACTGCCGAATTTGATGACTTAGAGAGCATCGATGTGGAAACATTAAGTGAAGATGAAAAGAAGTCCATACTGGACAATAAAGGCCTTTTCGTATCATTTTTAAATGCAGTAGAAGCTTCCATATTTAATCAATTAGGTACAGGTAAAGAATTCCCAGGTTACAAACTAGTAGAGGGAAGAGCAATAAGGAAATGGAATTCCTCTGCAGAAAAAGCATTAATAGACAAATTAGGAGAAGATGCTTATCTTAAACGTATGATAGGTATAACTGAAGCAGAGAAAAGATTAGGTAAAGATTTCACTAAGGATCTAACCGATAAACCACAAGGTAAAACTGTATTAGCGCCTTTAAGTGATAAAAGACAAGCTTTAGATATACAAAGTGTAGAAGAGATATTTGATGAAATATAATTTATTATTTGTCAATTATATGATATACTTCACCATAAAAAGTTTTCATCCAGGTTTGACTTGCACCTGGTTCCGAAAAGCAGGTCTTATTAGTAAGACGAAAAGAGCCCTCAGCCTCCACAAGTACGAGGGCTCTTCATCCAGGATTGGTAACCTGGGTCTGATGAGTCAGCCAAACCAATTTAATATAACCATTTAAGGAGTTAAAATGAGTAAAATGATGTTAAAAAATGTTCGTCTATCTTTCCCTTCTATCTTCCGCAAAGCAGAATTTGATGGAAACGAAGGTAAATTTGAAGGAACCTTTCTAATTGATAAAAAAGACAAAAAGACTAAAGCAATGCTCGATGAAGCAATCGATAAAGCTGTTGCTGAAGCTAAAGTCAGTATCCCATCGGATAAGCGTTGCTTAAAAGATGGCGATGATTCTCAATATGATGGGTACGCCGACCATTGGTCTTTAAAAGCTGCAAGTTCTAAAAGACCAACGGTAATCGATAGAGATAAAACACCTTTAGTCGAAGAAGATGAAAGAATTTACCCAGGCTGTTATGTAAATGCTATTATCGATCTTTGGATCCAAAATAATAAATATGGAAAACGTGTAAATGCAAATTTATATGGGGTTCAATTTGTTAAAGATGGAGAATCATGGGGTATGGGACAAATCGATGTCTCTGATGACTTCTCTGATTTAGACGATCTATGATTAACTACGAAGCCCCTTCGGGGGCTTTTATCGTTCTTGATTGTGAAGTATATCCCAATTATTTCTTAGCAGCATTTAAAAATATTGAAAATCAAAATGTTGTAACCATAGAATCTAAAGGTGAAGACCAAGGATTAACTAAAGAGCAAATAAATAAGCTTTATAGTATTATCATTAAGAAAACAACTTTTGGATTCAATAGCAACAAATATGACATCCCTATCATACTATTTGCTTTAACTGGTAGGCCTTGTAAAGATATTCATAAATTGTCAGATAGAATAATTAATGAGAATATACCAGGATGGAAATCGTTAAAAGATTTTAACTTATTCCTACCTAAAAATATGTCTCATTTTGATATATCTGAACCAGCACCAGGTGTAAGAGTCAGTCTCAAATTATACGGGGGAAGATTACATTCTAAAAGGCTTCAAGATTTACCTATAGAGCCAGGTACAATGCTAACAGAAAAAGAGATGGAAGATACTCTAACCTATTGTATAAATGATTTAGATACAACTATAGACTTATATAAAAAGATTGAAGATAGGATTAAACTTCGATATGAAATGTCTAATCAATATGGTTTAGATTTAAGATCTAAATCTGATGCACAAATAGCAGAAGCTGTTATTAAGTCCGTGCTTAGTAAAAAAATGTTAAACAAAAGAATTAATAGACCCCGAATAGAAAGTTCCACTACATTCAAATATGAAATTCCTAGCTATATTAAGTTTGATAGTAAAGAATTAAATGAAGCTTTAGAATTTATTCGTAATCATAGATTTGAATTAGATGGTAAGGGGTCAATACAACTACCTAAAGAATTAAAATCTATGAAGATTAATCTTGGTAAATCAACTTATCAATTAGGTATAGGTGGAATTCATTCTACTGAAAAAAAGCAAACGATTATACCTAAACCGGGAACAATATTGTGTGAAAGAGATGTAGTATCTTATTACCCTGCTATAATACTTAATTTAGGATTATACCCCCGGCATTTGGGTAATAAATTTTTAGAAGTTTATAAAGGGATTGTGGATAGGAGAATTGAAGCAAAAAAGTCCGGTAATAAGTTAATAAATGATTCATTAAAAGTTGTAATAAATGGGTCTTTTGGTAAATTAGGATCCAAATATTCAGTTTTATATTCCCCTGATTTAATGATGGCCGTAACATTAACAGGCCAATTAGCTTTATTAATGCTAATTGAAAAATTAGAACAAAAAGGGATAAATGTTATTTCCGCAAATACGGATGGATTTGTATCTATTTTAGACAAAGATAAGTATGAAGATTTCGATGATATGTGTTTTTGTTGGGAAATAGATACAGGATTTGAATTAGAAGAAACAAGATATCAAGCTTTATATTCCCGAGATGTTAATAATTATTTAGCTGTTACTGAAAAAGGAGTTAAAGGTAAAGGTATTTTCACTATAAATCAAATTAGCAAAAATCCTACTGCTACAATATGTGTAAATGCAGCAATGGATTATCTGACTAAGAATAAACCCATAGATGAAACTATTAAATCCTGTAAAGATATTAAGGAATTCCTAACTGTTAGATCCGTTACAGGTGGAGCAGTTTGGGGTGATGATTATTTAGGAAGAGTCGTGAGATGGATATATTCAAATAAAGGTCAACAAATTAGCTATAAGAAAAATGGGAATAAAGTACCTAAGTCTGATAACTCTAGACCCATTATGGAATTAGAAGAATTTCCTAATGATATTGATTACGATCGCTATATAAATGAATCAAAACAGATTTTAGAAGATATTGGTTATTCTGAGATTTAAAAAATATATTTTATAATATGTAAAATAAGATACAATGCAATTTTAATATGGAGAAAAATTATGCAAGGATGTAACATGTTCAAACAAGTTAGAGATTTACATCTTCAGTTTGGTATCAACCACGAAAGGATACCTTTTACTCAAGAAGAAAAAGATTTCAGAACATTAGCTATGATTGAAGAAGTTAATGAGTATATGAATGCCGAAACAAAACATGATGAATTAGATGCTTTAATTGATGTGGTTGTTTTTGCATTAGGTACTGCTGAAAGGCAAGGGATGTTAGATGTTTTTAAAGAAGCATATTTAAGGGTTATGGAAGCCAATAGTAAAAAAGAAATTGGACAAAATGCTAAACGTAATAATTTTAAAATCGATTTAGTAAAACCTGAAGGTTGGAAAGCAGCTGATTTAGAGGATCTAGTATCAGATTCAAAACAAATAGAAATGGATTTTGGAGAATAAAATGGCAATAGAAGAAACGTTAAAATCACGAAAAGGTAGATATGGTAGAGCTACAGATAATGCTCTAGTATCACAATCATTAATGGATGTGGTAAGACACAATGGTCCTTCATTTAAAGAATGGAGTGATTTGCATAAGATGATTGTTCAAATGATATTCAGTAAAATTTCTAGAATGGCATGTGGTGATCCGGATTATGTTGACAACATACATGATGTTATAGGTTATGCAAAGCTATTAGAAAATTATTTAATCGATAAAGAAAAAGGAGTACCTCATGATAATTGATAAAGAAACATTAGGCCCTAAGCCTATATTAGCAAAAGGAAAATATCCTGATAATTTTTACAGCAAAGAAAATTATTGTGCTCCAGAAGTATGGTTAGGGGTATTAGAAGGAGAAAACGGGGAAAGACTTAATAAAAATGTTAGAAATAAATATTACCCCAAAGTTAATAGTAAACATATTGCTAAAACTCCTTTACATGCTATAAGATGGGCAATACAAGAATATACCGAAGAAGGTGATACTATTCTGGATCCTTTTGCTGGCTCAGGTACTACTGCCGTAGAAGCTTTTGCACAAAATAGGAATTTTATAGGAATAGAATATGAATTCTTTGATGAAGTATTAGCTCCTACATTAAAACCTTTTGCAGAAAATGACAGCAATTTGTACATGATTATGCAGGGAGATGCAGAACAAAAATTAAAAGTTGTTCAAGATGAGAGTTGTGCTTTAGTTAATTTTTCAAACCCTTATCCTGATGGAGGGGACCATACCAAAGGTATAGGTGCTGATAATAAACTGGAATATAAAAAGAAAGGCAATTCGGGCTTAATGAAATCTAACCAACAATATTGGGATAAGATGAAAGCTATTCAGGATCTATCTTGTAAAAAACTAATTAAAGGTGGATTTGCTATTTTTGTTATTAAAGATATGATGAAAAATAAAGAGGTATATCAACTTCACAAAAAATTAGCAGATTTAATGCCTGATTATATGGAGCATATAGGTACTGTAGCTTTAGATCATTATCCCCGGTCTTTATTTATGAATACCTACGAAAAGTTTCATGGAGTTAGACCCCCATTAGAGCAAGTATGCCCAATTTTTAGGAAGGTACGAAGTGCAAGTTAGGGGAATATCACTTAAACATGCAATCTTTAATTCGAGATATGCATTAAAAAGTATGGGTGAAGAAGTTCAAACTAAAAATTGGCAAGGGGATAAATCGCCTTTTAGTTTTATTGAGCTTTTAAATCTAACTTTAGAAGCACCATTGGCTCAAACTGAAAAAGAAGCTAGAGAAGAATGCAACCCATTTTGGCCTTGGGCAGATGAACATTTCGAGGAAAGAGTGAGTGGCATACCTTACAATCCTCCACCAAGTCATACAAAATGGCTTAAAAAAACGGAGGAATATCTAGAAACGGACTCCAAATTTAGCCATACGTATCCCGAACGCATGTGGTCCAAGGGTTTACATAGGGCCATACGGCATGAAATTGGGGATCTAAATGATGCGGTAGAATTATTAAAACAAGACCTCTATACCCGTCAATGTTATATACCTATTTATTTTCCAGAAGATTTATCAGCTGCAAGACAAAATAAAAGGATACCTTGTACATTGGGATGGCATATAATAGTAAGGGATAATCGTATTAACGTACATTATCCAATGAGGTCTTGTGATGCAATAAGACATTTCCATAATGATTTATATTTTGCGAATAGATTAGCTTTATGGATTGAATCAAAATTAGATGTTGAATTGGAGATGGGATCGATCCTATTTTCTGCTACTTCTTTTCATTGCTTTACTAACGACCTATATGCTTTAAACAAATTAATCGAGAAAGGATAATGGACCAATTCATTTGGGATTTACTTAAGCTTCTCGTCGCTTGTATCATCATTGCTGAAATACTTTACCGGAAGGAGAAATAAAATGTGTGGATTTTTAATATATAAAACAGAAAAAAGATTAGGGAATTTAAAAGTAGAAGAATTAAAGAATAGTCTTTCCCATAGAGGTATTGATATTTCTGTTCATAATGAACCAGGTGCATTTGTTATACATAACATGTTACCTATGACAAACTTAGTAGATTATAAACAACCTTTAATAAATCCCTACAAATGGAAGGGGATGATAGGTGCATTTACTGGGGAGATATTTAATTGGAAACAAATAAAAGAAAAATATGATTTAGATTGTAATAATGATTCTGAATTATTTGCAGATATTATGTATGGGCAAAAATCAAAAGAAAAAGTTCATGAAATGGATGGGTTTTGGAATTTCGGAGCTATACACAATGATAATATAGTAGGGGTGGTAGATTATTTATCTCAAAAACCTTTGTATTATAGAACAGATATGGAAGCACTTTGTTCAGAGCCTTATCCTTTAACTATGTTAGGTCCTGTAACAAAAGATAATATATTCTTTTCATCTATACCTAAATTTGGATATGATACTGAGGGTAATACCCCTTGGAATGAAATTAAACAAATCCCAGCTGGATCCTATTATGAGAATGGTAAAATTCATAAATATTGGAATTGGAATTTAGTAGAAGATGTACCTTTAAGAGCAGGTATATCTCGATCAGTTAGTGCAAGAATGGGAGGGGAAAGAGCCCCTGCAATTCTTTTATCTGGGGGGTTGGATAGTGCAATAATTTATCATTATGCTAAAAAAATAAATCCAGATATAAAAGTATTCCATATAGAAAATAGAGAAAATAAATATATTCAACTTCTAACTAAGGAATATGAAAAAATTAATTTATCAGATTATACAATTAGTACAGAAGAAGCTATAAGAAGGAATCAAACCCCAGTAGATTTAGGTAGTGTACTACCCCAGGCACAATTAGCTGAGGCATTAAAAGATAAAGGTATTCATGTAGTTTTATCTGGTGATGGATCCGATGAATTATTTTCAGGTTATGATAGAAATCTTTATTATGATAGTCAACATTCTGATATATTCCAAGAATTACCTTATTATCATAATCCAAGATTAGATCGTATTATGATGGGGTCCGTTGTAGAGCTTAGAGCCCCTTTTATGGCATCATATATAGTTAAATATGCTTTATCTTTAGATTTTGAAGCAAGAAGATATAAAAAGATTTTAAAAGAATTATATAAACATGCCCTTCCTACAGGTATTATATTAAGAGAAAAATTGGCTTTAAAATCAGAAAAAATAAGAAAGAAAAAGCAAAGAGATAATACTATAGAAAATATAAAGATATTTGAAAAATTATTTAGCCTATGAAGATTAGAACAAAACGCGATAGTAGAATTAGCAAACATCAATATTTTTTAAAGTTAGCTAAGATTGTAGCTACAAGGGCCACTTGCCCTAGAAGAGAAGTAGGTTGTGTTATAATTAATGAAGCTGGTCATATAAAAGCTACAGGTTATAATGGGGTTCCTTCAGGATACCCTCATTGTACTGATCATCCATGTGGGGGTCATAAATCAGGAACCGGTAATAATTTAGAATCATGTATGGCTACACATGCTGAGGCCAATGCTTTACTCCAATGTGATGATGTAATGGATGTGGATATAATTTATCTAACCGTATCTCCTTGTATAAATTGTGCAAAATTAATAGGTAATACTTCTTGTAAAATGGTAATATATTCAGAAGAGTATATTAATAAAGATGGTATCAATATGCTTAAAAAGTTAGGTATAATAACTAAGTATGAGAGAATCATTAATCGAGAGGAAAGTCAGTGAGTATGCAAAATCCCAAGGATGGTTGACTTATAAATTCACAAGCCCTTCTAATAGAGGGGTACCTGATAGAATCTATTTAAAAGATGGAATTTGCTTTTTTATAGAATTTAAAGCCCCTGATAAAAAAACTAGTAAGCTACAGAATAAGGTCATTAAAAGGATCCAATCTAAAGATTTCGATGTACATATTATTGATTCTTTGGAAGAAGGTAAAGATCTTTTTGTAAAATAAATTTTACAAATAGTCAAAGACATGATATAATGGCCCCATCAAGTGAAATAAATCATTTGATAATATAAGGATAAAATGATGAAAATTTATAACATAAAAAGAGAACGGGGAAGGGCTAGTAATAGATTCTGTGGCCCCGCAGCTATCTCAGCTTTGACTAACAAAGACACTGCAGAGACAGCTAGGTCCCTAAGAGACAGAGGTGGCTTAAGACAGATCACAGGCACATCTGAAAGACTGCTTAAGGAAACTCTATATTACGATTATGGAATTAACCTTATCAATATAAGTGACTATTCCAAAAATTGTATGAATCGAAGACCCACTCTAGCTAGATGGTTAAAACAAACGATCAAGTTTAGAACCAAGGGAAGAGTTTTCGTAATCATAGCAGGAAACCATTACCAAATAATTTCAGGAAGAAGATATGTTTGTGGAATGGTAGGTGAAATATGTTCTATCCGGGATAAGAAGGTTCGGAGAAGAGCAAGAGTTGAAAAAGTCTATGAAGCTAGATCAGTCTAACTTACACTCTTACCAAAAAAGAGCACTTGCGTTTATTAAACATAAGCGTAAGTGCGCTTTATTCCTGGATATGGGTTTAGGTAAATCTGTTATCGCTTTAACCGCAGCTTCAGAAATGTTAGATGACTTCCTAGTTAATAAGATCCTAGTTGTTGCACCCTTAAGGGTTTCAAATACCGTATGGAAACAAGAAGCAAATAAATGGGAACATCTTCAACATCTCAATATTTCCATAGCAACAGGATCAGCAAAAAATAGGATCCTAAGTTTACAAACCAAAGCGGACATTCATGTTATTAATAGAGAGAATGTTGACTGGCTTGTACGGACACAAAAATGGCAATGGGATATGATTATCATAGATGAATCAAGTTCATTTAAATCTATGAAGTCTAAAAGATTTAAAGCATTAAGAAAAGTAACAAAATATCTGCGAAGTGTAGTACTTCTAACAGGGACTCCTAGCCCTAATGGAATTGTAGACCTATGGTCCCAAATGTATTTAATTGACCAAGGGATGAGATTAGGAAGAACAATGACTAATTTTAGACAAAGGTTTTTACATCCAGCAGGATATATGAGTTATTCCTGGGAACCAAACAAAGGTGCGGATAAAGAAATCCAAGAATTAATTAAAGATGTATCTATATCTATGAGCTCAGAGGATTATTTGGAGTTACCTGAACGAATAGACCTCACAGAATATATTGAATTACCAGAAGAGATCCTAAGTCAATATAAAGAATTAGAAAAAGAATTTTTATTAGAATTAGAAGAAGGTGATATCGAAGCTTTATCTGCAGCAACATTAGCAAACAAATTACTCCAGATGTGTAATGGTGCAGTTTATGATTCTGAAGGAATAGCTCATACTATCCATGATTTAAAAATTAAAGCTTTAAAAGAAATCATTGAAGATAACCCAAATGAGTCCTTTTTAATTGCATATAACTATAAATCGGATCACGTACGTCTCTCTAAATCCTTTCCGCAAGGTGTTTCACTTAGTAAGAGTGGTGTAGAGATTCAGGAATGGAATAAAGGTAATATAAAACTAATGTTTGCCCACCCTGCTAGTGCAGGACACGGGTTAAACTTACAAAAAGGTGGATCCTCAATTATATGGTTTGGATTAAATTGGTCATTAGAATTATATCAGCAATTTAATGCAAGGCTACATAGACAAGGTCAAGATAAGCCTGTAAAAGTTACTCACTTGGTGGCTAAAGAAGGTATTGATGAAAAGGTAATGAAAGCAATAGGATCCAAAGCTAAGACCCAAAGAGAGTTGTTAGAGTATTTAAAAAAATAATAAATATATTTTACAATGAGTAAAAACTTCGATACAATGGGGACTAATTTTAATAAGCAAGGAGGCAACATGGAACAACCTAAGAACAATAATCCCAAAGGTAATTGTTGGAACTGTGGTGAAGTAACAGGCTTTGGCCATAATCAAAAAGAACCAACCCGATATGATACGATTATATGCTCTACTGATTGTAGAAAAGTATTAGACCGGGAAGGTTGGAAACCAAGGAGTAAAAATGGAAACTAAAGAAGAACTTTTAAGAGGTGATTTTGAGAATCACCTCTACGAGACTTCCAAGGGTGATGCTTTACAAGATTTTATTGATAAAGCCCTTGAGATGACAATATCTGTTGAACATGAAGTTCCTTTCGAGATGGAAGGACCAGATGTATACAATTCGGATCCTAAAGTTGCTAGAGTTATAGATCAAATTATAACCTTAGGAAGATGGTTTGTGTATAATATAGATGTTGTTGGTAAGTACAGGCTTTATGAAGAATCGTTTGCTTATAACTTTGAAAAAGAAGCATTCAATATTCTTCATGATGAATTAGGATATTATATAGAGGATGATAATGACACAAAATAAAAAAAATGGACAAATACATGTTCCGATACAAAATACTAATGAAAGTCATTTAGTAGGAGTAGCAGGGATAGCTTTAATACTACACCAACTTCAAGATTTAAAAGATGATGAATTAAGGAATCATCTTATAGAAGCTGCTCAAGAATTATGTGACGAAATAATGGCTGAGCAGGCCTTTAATCTTTCGGAGATAAATAATAATGTATAAATATTTTTGTTGGACTGTAATCTTTAGCATACTTTCCTATATAGCTATAGGTATACTATTAGTAAGTTTCCTATCAGGTTGCTCTGGATTTGATAGGATCCAATGCCAAGATTCCGATTCCGTTTATTGTGAAGGAGTAGTATCCCATGCAATACTATGAATTAATGGGTAAAGGATGGAAATCACCTAGAACCTTTACTATTGAACAAATTTTTAAACTTGCTGAAAAGAAAGGTATAAAGCTAAATAAGTGGGATCTAAAAAGGCATTTATTAGTCGGTACTCGTAATATAGACGTACTTTTAGATAAAGACAATAAATCCTATGAGTGGAGACGTGAACGTTTAAATACGGACAAATACAAGCTCCATTTAAAGGTCCTAGCTGATAAAAAACGGATGAAAGATAGAAATTTCTATGATAAGTACTCTAGATTAGCTTTATCAACGATTTAATCACTCCAATGGATATTTGCTTTCCGATGCTTATTCCAAGCTGCAAATCCACCTAATCTCAATCCATAATAAGCTAAGTAGTTAATTAATCTAAACCCATTTTGAATTATATTTATATCTCTAAAAATAATATCTAATTCTTTTTGGGTTTTAATTCCTATAGAATCTTGCTTACTAAGCTTTAATAGAGTAGCATGTTTGTAACCATAATCATGAACTAATCCCCCAACCAATAATACTCCCATTGGGGATAACCAAGTATGTAAGAATTTAGGAACAGATGCTCCATCAAAAACAAATCCCTTGGGGATGACTAATTTTTCACCATCAATCTCATAATGATAGTCTTCAGATATTTCCCATTTTCTAGATACGAATAACCATACTTTAATACCACCCCAAAAGCCTTTACCTTTGGTTGGAATGGGAATGGGTTTCATGTGAGGCATACTAATAGCTTTAAATTCCATATTAGGTTTTACATCTTTATCTAAAATTTTCCAGATAAATCCTATCCAAACTAATGCTATCACGATACTGAATTGCCAAAATTGTAAAATTATTTCCATATTATTTTCCTTTTGCTAATTGGGCCCCAAAATAGAATTCGATTATCATAGTAGCCCATGAAAAGACTTCCTCTAGCTTAAGTACTGCACCTGCTTGTACGGTTACATATTCAATTTGATCAGGAGTTAATTGAAATCCGAAAAAATTAAATCCCTCAATAAGAGTAGGTACAACAGTAGGAACATTAAAAAAGACTGGAGCAACTTGGGTAAAAATAATAAGACCTAATATTACTAGAATTATTATTCTTCTATTCCAAGCTGCCATTGGGCTTTCTTTATCTGCCCTATCCCTAGCCATGTTAATCGAATCATTCCTTACTTGGAGTGATTCGATCATTAATTTTTGATTTTCTTGATTTGCTTGGCTTCTAAGCGCAATAAGTTTGGCTAAAAAGCCTAATGCTATGGGTGCTACGTTAGTTATAAAACCAATCATTTCAAGAAGTTATTTTATATCCTTTAAATCTTTATCAAGTAATTTCCAGATAATACCTGCAGCGATTAATCCTGCTAAGCCTGCATTACCTAAAGTCCAAACAATATCAAGTATGGATCCAATTACATTTCCAGTTAAAAATGCTACTTTAGAACCGAAAATAATTTGTAACACAATTGATAAGCTTATTAACTTAATACCTACATCTATTGCACCGTCTGCACCATTTTTGATTTTCTCTAACATATTTTACTCCTTTAATTTCCTTCTCGAAGGATTTTATAAATCTGATCTAACTTGTTTTCGATTTTATTTATGGAAACAAGATAGTCATTTTTTAGGACATATTCCTTAGGCATATTACCTTGACATATTGTCATGGTACGCTCTAATTCTTTAACATCCCTTGCCAATTGCTTCATGAAATAACCTAGCATAGCTATGATAAGTCCTAAAGCAAGTATTAAAAATTCGATCATCATTTCATTTATTCCTTACCACATTTGTCTATTATATCATTAATTAGCTAATGGATTATCTAAGGCTCTTTGTAGCTTACTAGTAAGCCTTTCTTCTAATTCTTTAATTTTTCTATCTGTATCTGAATATAAAGCATCCCTTCTTGCATCAAACCTTTCAGAAGCATTATCAATAGTTTCATTTATTTTATCTTGTGAACCATTAACTTTATCTTCTAATCTTTCCATAAGTGCTTCTTGCCTAGCTAAGTCATCCTTTAAATCATTCTTAATTGTTCTCGTATAGTCTTTAGCTTGTTCTACTGACTCACTTACACTTACTAATGTTTCCTCTATGACTGCTATATTCTGTTCTATTCCAGTTAAATCTGGGGCAATATAAGAATTTATTTTAGCTTCCATTTCAAGATAACGGTTCCATATTTCAAATCCACCCCAAAGACCACCTATAATAGTACCTACCAAAGGTACTATAAGCAATAACTTACTTCCCCCTACTTTAATACCACCGTATTCTATTTCTGCCATTGTAGATCCACTAATTTATTATGAAGTAATTCATTTGCTAATCCATTCCTTAACCCTTTTAGATTTTCTGGTATAGTTTTATTCAGATATATATCCTTATCTGAATAAAAAACTCCATCCACCATAGATGAATTATAACTTGAAAACCCTAATTGAAAATTTAATAATGCTAAAATGTAGGATTGAATTTCCTTTTGAGCTTCTAATGAAGCTGCTTCCCCCATTTCCTTAGCTAAGTTATTTAATTTATTAGTAATAATTTCCTTCATTTTTTTCTTTTTAGATTCTTTTCTATCTTTTTCACTAACTTCTGGTTTTGCTTCAGCTAATCTTTCAGTCTGTTCTTCATTAGGTTCTTCAATGCTTGACTCATCTTCTGGTCCCTCTGCTTCTGGCTCTGCTTCAGGTTCTTCTTCCATTTCTTCAAGTTCTTCCTGTTCATCTTCTACCTCCTCTATAGGTTCCTCTATAGGTTCCTCTAAAATTTCCTCAATTTCTTGTTCTAATTCTTCTATAATTTCTTCTTGTGTAATTTCTTCAAATTCAATTTCAGGTATTACTTCTTCAAAAACTTCAATTAATTCTTCAAAATTTAAAATCTCAGGTATATCTATTTCAATAAATATTTCTGGGGGAATTAAAACAAATATTTCTTCCTCTTCTTCCTCCATTTCTAATTCTTCTTCAGCTATTGCTGCCTCATATCCTGGACAATATATGGAATAAGTAGGATTATATTCACATTGCTGATCCAAATATGCTGTTTCAAAATTAGGACAAGCATTACTCCACAAACTATCTAATGAGCATTGTTGGTTAAAATAAGCATCACTATAACCCACACAACCAGAATCATAGAGAGGATTAAGACCACATTGTTGCTCATAATAAGCCTCCGCATAAGTTTCTGGGTAATACAAACAACTCAAATGACTTTCTGGTATAACACTGCATATACTTTCTCCCCCTCCGATTACTACTGGGTCATCTTCTGCACTATTCCAAAAGAGTGCTCCATCTTGAGTAGGATGGTTATAGAACCATTGTTCATACTCCCCAGCACTTAAATCACCAACTACTGCTACTGTAACACTATGATTATTTATTTGAACTTGTTCATAATTTATTGAAATATTACCAAGTGGAAAAATTGTTAAATCAAAAGTGTTACTGGTATTAGTATTATAATACTCTGCTAATCCCTCCCACATATATTTTTGGTAAGTTTCATCTCCTTGGGTATAAAACTTCCCAACACCTGTATCTATTAAGTCAGTATGAAAAGGCATAATAGTATAATTGAATCTTACACCTGTCGCACCATTTGCAAAGTCTTGACCATGACAACACAACCCATCATGGATATATCCGCTACCTGGAACAGTAAGAGGATCTAAAAATCCCACTACACCATTTGAAAACATAAAGCTAGTGACATAGCTATTACCATAAAAAGGAAAGGTAAAGTCCAATGGTACTTCCACCCATCCGTCGTCGGTAATCGTATGCTCTATTATAGGGGCTTCAGATAACGAGGATAGCGAGAAGCATAACCCCAAGAATGCCGTTAGTAAGATTTGCAATAAATTCTCCTCGATCCATAGTTCTAAAATTTTCTTTTTTAGGGATTTGTTTAGGATTCTTTTTCCACTCTACAGATGCCTCTTCCCCAATCTTCCCCATTATCGGGCAGGGAGTTCCAGCCTTTTCCATGGCATCATAGGTCCTCCAGTCTTGACACATCACACTTACTGCTGCTACCTTCATTCCCATATCATACAAAACTTTAGCTATTTTTAATCTTTCACAGTTAGCATCTCTATATGCCTGCCCTGTAGATATACCTAAAATCTGTGTTTGAACTGCTCCACTTACACCAACAGTACATAGATCTGAATTACTTGCATTTATACTAGGGCTAATAGCACTAGGTGGATTAGTTTTAATTGTAGATTTTGTTGTTGTATTACTTGTTACTGTAGATGTAGATGTGCTTTCAGTTACGATAGGATCAGCCATTACTGGGATAACAAATATCATCCAAAAACAGATAACTATGCCAAATGCTATTATATTGTTAATTCTTCTATTCATTTAAAATTTATTATATCATATCACCTAAATTAATTATCGAATCTGACATATCTACCTCCTGTATTCTACCAAGTGGCATTATATTAAAAGCTAACGAATATCTTGTAGCACCTGACATATTTTTCTCCACTCTATGATACACA